GGTTCGGGCGGCAGATACCAATATTCAGAGACGACGCGGCCCGACGCCAGCGATCGTTGCCTGTTGACGATCGTGAGTCCCCGCTTGCGTACATCAGAGATTCTCGACCGCCAGCCGTACGCGCCGCCGTGTTCTGAGAGGGTTAAACCATCGATCCACTGCTCGGGATGTGACTCGAAATAGGATTGGAGCCGATCGGTGTAGGTTGGTTTGTTTGCCATGTCAGTCCAAGTTGTTACTGAGGGCAGACCCGCGTACCGCGAATCGGCCAGCGCGGATGCCGTCGAGCGCGGTGATCATGGCTCGGAGGTACTGGTGTGTTTCGCGCTTCGATGCATAGCGACTCAGACCCTCGGAGCCGTCGCCATTCTCGACGCGGTACCCGCCATAGGCACCTCCGAGAGAGACAGTATCTGAGGCTCCGTACGCGGAGTTAATGTAGGTGATAAGTACTTCGATGTCCCGCTTTGTAATTCTGGTTGCCATGTTGCTCTCCTTGCTCGGTGAGATGTTGATCATATATCAGACGGTAGCCAGTGTCTACACTTCCATGACCTCTGTCATACTTATTTTTGCCCCTCGGGGCAAACGGGTCTAGATCTCGGTGATCCATGTTCCAGCAAGACAGGCAGAGCGTGTCATCAGCCCATTCTCGCCGGTTGCGTCTTCGGCATCATCCAAGCACTCGCGCAAAAGCTCGGCCTGTGCCTCGGGGATAGCCGCACTTGCCGCCTCGGGTGTGGCGTACTCACCCATCGCTATCTCCCCTTGCCCGTCTTCGCTGATCCACCATAACTGAATCATGACTGTCCCCCTTTCAGTTGTCGATTCGGCAGTAGTTAACTAATGTAACCCATGATTAAAAGCTCGGATGCCCCAAACACGGAGTCTTTCCCGCAGTCGGCGCACTCGTAATTGCAGGCGTCTGGTTCGACTTCCAAGTGTTCTGATCCGCAGTCAAGACAGTAGCCTAAGTCCTGTCCACTAGTTCCTAGCACGTCACATTCCGACACGGGTACCTGTGTACCGTCTTTAGCCGTGAACGTGAGTGTGACCGGCTCACCTCCGCTGATGGTGCCAGTGGTGATAATGCGGGTAAGGTCAGAGATGGTGCGTTCTTTGTTGTCTGCCATTAGTTGTCCTCCTCGTTTATGCTTCAATTTCCGATAGGTAGCGTAGATAAGGAAAAGTTGCATCCTTCAAGTTCGTAGCCTTTAGTGTGCTTAAGAAATATCCTGTCTTCAGCGTCTCGTACCATGTTGAACCACGGGCAATCGCCGTTCAACGGGTCAAAGTTATCAAACACGCCGTCGCGCATTCCAACATGCTGCTGCGCGTAATAAATGGCTAGTTGCGATTTCTTAGACAGTCCCTCAAACCACTCGCGTAAATCACGCTCTGCTGCCTCTCGTTCTTGGTCAAATCCGTGGGGCCAGTCCGTGACATCGATTTCTATCTCAATCATGCGTTCGTCCCCTTGTCTTAGTTAAGTGTGAGCCCCGCTTCGCACATACCCTCGGCCAGTCCCTCTGCGAATCGCGCATCGACGACCAGGGTATGTCTGCCAAGCCATTGCCAGGATTCGGTGTGTGTGTTCTCGCTGATCCAGTCCTGTGCAGCTGTCGATTGCAGCGTAAAGGCGACAACGGAGCCGTCGTCATGGACGAGTACGTCTGGTGCTGTCTGTTTTGCCATGTGTGTCTCACCCTTTCTGTTAGACCATCCTGTTAGACCATCCTGACAGACCATCCTGATAGGCCGACAAAAAGCCCATAGGCTCCTATGCAACCACGAGCGATCGTCGCGTACAGTCGATCCTCACTAGCCAATTTATTGACGATCGAGGCTGTCCAGGTCGATCTCAACCCAACACTGCCCGCTTCCGGCGACCGGCTCAACAAGCCATCTATCTCTGCCCCATTCCTTTTTATAGTCGCGTAGGGTGACTGTGATATAAAGATCGTCGTATTGCCTCATCCTTAGTTCGTAGGTGCTGCCGAGTTTCTCGGCTATTTCTCGGAGTGTCATGGTGTCCCCTTTCAAGATAGATCCGACTGTAGACAAGTCGATCGGGTTGCATATTGCTGGCCGTGGACAGTTGACTGTGTTTGCCATGGCTAGATCCTCTCAATAACGGCGATCGTGTTTAGCCAGTCAGACTTAACCGCCTTCGCTAGCCTAGCCTTCGAACCTTTAAACCTCAGCAGCACGTACACCCCGATCTGGTCCGTGAACCTCAGATCGTGGAGATCCCCGTCTATCGTTGGTTTGGTTATCCCTTGCCAGGTGAACGTGCTAGGTATCGGATCGCCTTTTTTGATATCGACGACGACGGAGGAATTGATACCGTGCTCAAAGGCGCCGACAACATCAGACTTACGCGATCGCTCAGAAATCGAATAGGTGAGATGGAGATTTGCCAGCTGTCTTTTCCACGGATAGCGGAGTTTTGTGTAGTCGTAACATTGCAGGGACGGTATCGCCGTGGCGATCGATTGCGCCAGTAGTGGGAGATCGGATAGCAGGTTCGGTCTACAGGCCGCTGTCATGTTGAGACGTTGAGCTCGGCGCTGTACCGCTTTGAGCTCAGTAATGGCTTGCGCTAGGAATGTTTCACGATCGTCGTACCAAAGCGCGGTACGTTTCGCCCTGGCGATCGCGTGCGTCGGCAGTTGATTTAGGCCGGTGAACTTCAGACACCAGTCAGCACAGTCGCCAGCCATATTGCACGTTGACGGTAGGCTTCTCTTGAGTATTCTTGAGGCTTCCAACTGTGGTGAGAGCGTAATGCCAGCGGTCAATACGCCAGACGTTTTACTTTTGTCGAGTTTATATTGCTTCGTGGTTAACAGTTTTGCCATGGTTCGCCTTTCGAAGTTTCGCGCGTCGGCGGGCTGAAAATACGTACTTATTACAATCTTTACAGGCGGAGAAATAGGTACCAGACGATCGCCGAGTAAAGCGATCGGTGGGGAGGGTACGTCTGCAGAGGTAACAGATCCGCTCAGTCTCGGTGTGTTTAAACCTGGGCCGAGTATCGCCGGCGAGGTTTTTAAGTGCGGCTGAGCAGATCGTACAAAGTCCAAAGTGGCGATCGTCGGTATCTGTCACAAGATCCGATCGATCGCTGCTACATCGAAAACAGTGCGCCATGGTTCGCCCCTTTTACTTCTGGACAGAGTGAACGATCGTGGATAGTTGTTCTTCAATCGACGCAGCCCAGAGTTCGACAGCAGTCGAGAGGTAGAAACACGCTAACCCCGCCCAACTTGCATCCGCTGGCGGTTGGGGAAGTTCGCCCAGGTAAGAGTCAAGATACGCGAAGATACCGTCGCTAGAGTCTCCGTATTGGTGCATTGTCTTTTCAGCGTCGTGGTACGTGACAGCCGGCATGTAGGCCCCGCTATCGCAGCCGCCTTGGACAATCGCGGCAATATCGCTCGGGCTGATGTCTTGATCTATCCACTTTGGTATTAAGATCTCATCTGTGTAGTCTGTGATCGGATCTTCCAGGTTCCACAAACTGTCTATTGTTGTTGTCGCCATTTATCCCCTTTCGATCTTAGTAGTGGTTAGTGGATAGCCTAAACAGGTTAGGCTATCGGTTAACAACTACTTACCTGACCTTCGAGATTAAACCGTCGACCATATCGACATTGGCAAAGAATTCGCGCTTGTACCCTGTCATGTGCGGACGATTGCATCCGGTCAAGGTGCCATTGTCGCGATACTCTGCCCCGAACATAGACGTTTCGCTGTATCGGAGGGGTTCACCAATCTGAGACTTTAGGATTTTCTTACTAGGGTAATTAAAGATAAGCATGTTTTTGTTCCTTTCGGTTTCTGGGTTTATGCTTCAATTTCCGAGGCTGTTAGTAGTCATGGTGTGACCACGACGGCATGATCAAATTCCCTTAGTTGTCCTCCTCGTAAGCATCAAGTTCATCACAAGACGCTGCTATTTCCCAAAATCGCAGTTCGTCCACAGCATCCTTTACGATATTGCCTAGCTTTAATCGCCCCATATGAACATGCTCGATAATGACATCTATGTCATCCCTCCCCGCAGTCTCGATTAGGTCGCCATCAGGGTAATACTTATCGAGCCAGCCACGGTCTACACCGTAGGCAATCGCTTCTTCTATTTCTTTCTCACTGATGGAGAATTTAACTCTTACGCCAACGGTCATTTCGTAAACCATGTCAGGCATTAGTTGTCCTCCTCTTAGATTGTAGGATTCGATCGCCATGTATCCTCGTCTCTTTATGTAGTGTCTCATATTTAGCACTGTAGTGCAACACTTATCTAACAGTCGTCTCTTTAGGATACCCTTGCGTTTACTCGATTATCCCTAGGCAGTAATGACAGGCAAAGCGAAAGCGAAACCGTCAAGGATTTGACAGCTGCGAAAGTTCGGCGAAAGCGTCAACATCTCGGCGATCGTGGTTTCGCCTTTTGATCGTTTCGCCTTAAAAGCGAAAGCGTCAATATCCTGGTGGTCGTGGCGTCAACGGATTGACAGCGAAGATTCAGCGAATCGAAAGTCTAGCGAAACGCGAAAGTTCGACGAACGCGAAAGTTCAGCGAACCGCGTCGTTGGCATGGGGGGAGGGGGGGTTAACACTCACCCTAATACTCACCCTAATACCCACTTACAATCGTGGGGTGTCTTGACTCACGTAGTGACGGGATGTCAGCATAGGGGGTATGGAGGAGGAGGCGTTAACGTCTCGGGTTGTGGGGGCGGAGGGCGAGTTTTCGCGGATTTTGCAGGAGATGCGGTTGCGGTCGGGGCTGACGGTGCGGGAGGTGTCGGATCGGATGGGGGTGACGGAATCGTCGGTCCACCAGTATTTATATCGGCAGCGTGGGGCGCGGGGAACGAGTACGGTGAAGTGGCTGTTGCGGTATGCGGAGGCGTGTGGATGCGGGGTACGGGTCACGTTTCCCGAGTCGGCGGCGGTGCAGCGTCGCGCGCGGATGACGTATGGGCGTCCACGGGGCGGGGGACAGCCGCTGGCCCAGGTCTGTGCGGAGGGCGACCACCCCGTGGAGAGAGGTGGCGCGTAGGTGGAGGAAGGTGGAGATTGAGGTGGAGAGAGGTGTTGACGGATGACGACAGCCACGACTGAACCACTCAACATTGGGTACGCTGACCCTCCCTACCCAGGCCAAGCACACCTTTACAAAAACCACCCTGACTATGGGGGCGAAGTTGACCACGGTGAGATGACAGAAACTTTGGTCAACTTATACGACGGATTCATTCTTCACACCTCATCGCCAGCGCTTTACCAAATTCTTTCTCTTTGCACCGACCAAGGCTTGCAACCCGGTAGCGACTATCGGATTCTTTCATGGGTCAAACCTTTCTGTAGTTGGAAACCCGGTGCTAGAGTCCAGTACGCATGGGAACCAGTCATAGTGCGAAAGGTACGTCCACCCCGGCACTCGATACGAGACTGGTTGGATGAAAGCATGAGCATGAAACGTGGCGTCACCGGAGCGAAACCGCGAGCTGTGTGCTGGTGGTTGTTCGAGGCGGTAGGCGCAACTCCTGACGACATACTTGACGATATGTTTCCCGGAAGTGGAGCAGTCACTCAAGCGTGGAATGAGTGGCGTGCTTCTATCTTGGGTGAACCCGAACAGTTGGTGCTGGCCCATGACTGATGAAGGCAACCACGAAATACAATCGGACGCCTGACGGGGGCTTGGCCTGTGCATTTGGTACGCCCTGGGAGCAGCATTTTACTGACGTCGGATGTGCGGCGTGTGACGCCTGGTCGGAGGAGACGGATGCGGACACTGACGAAGCAGGAAGCGGAACAGTTTGCGTTGATCGTGCTGTCGGGCGCACCCGTGCCGGAAGCGGTGCGGTATTTCTGGAGCGGGGACCTGACGGATGAGGAGCTGCTGACCTACGAACAGGCGTGGCCCATGCAGCCGGAGGTGCTGGCGGTGATGGAGCGGATGACCGGCGGGACCGCGTGGCACACGATGAGTGATGAGCAGCGGCTGGACGTGTCGCTGACGAAGCATTACAACGAGATGGCCTATTTTCTGTGGACGACCAATTACACCGAGATTGGCGGGGCGGAGAAGCTGAAGGCGGACACCTGTCGGCAGTCGATCGAGGCAAAAGTGGCGGGAATGGCCGGACGCGAGTCCCCGCTAGCGCAGTTCTATCATGATCTCCTGAGTCGCTACGACCAGGAAGGCAAGGCCGTCAACTAGGATGCTGACCCAGCGCGGAGAGATGGAAGGCTTGAAGGAAACGGTGCATCTGGGGCTGTTCGGCCTCTCCCTGGCGTCCTTGCTCTATAACATCGCCGCCTATGAGGACCGGAAAGCGGTGCATTTAGGCGTCAATGTGGCAATCTATCTTGGCCTGACTCTCTTCGAGGCGTATCAGAGCCTCCGGCACCATCATGCCCGCTAAATCCGTCCCCCCACCGTTGCGGGACCGGATCATGACGGAATTTCGGGCGTTTCTCTGCGAGAAAACAGACTTTATCCCCTTTGAGCATCAGGCCCGCTGGTGGGCGACCACGGATGGCTACGAACTCACGGATATCGAAGCCGAACCGGGTGATCACGCGATCAACGTGCGCTTACCGGATGAATCGGTCGTCCGGCGCACACTGGTGCCGCGTGTGCGAGGTCGAGCCAAGGTGGTGGCGGAACTGGGAGCCTATAAGTCAGGGAAATCGGCGGGCGCGGGCATCTGGGCGGCGGGTTTTGCGGCAGTTCCCCGAGCGACCGTCTATCTGGTCGGGAATGAGTACGATATGTGCGCCCCGGAGTTTGAATACGTGCTGGAGGCGCTCTGTTCCGAGCGGGGACTGAATCAGAAGTATCATTCGCTGCAAAATCGCCCGAAAGATGGCCGGATGTGGCTGGAGATGGAAAACGGAGCCAGATTTGAGGCCCGAAGCTGGGAACGCTCAGAATCCCTCAAAGGGAAAGAGGTCGATGCCTATGTCTATTGCGAAGCCTACCAGTTGCCTGGGATTGAGTGCTTTACATCCGTGTCCCAGAATTTGCGCGTGCGTGAGGGCTATGCGGTCTTTCCCACGACGCCTGATCGCCCGTGGGTGCAGGTCTTTCATGACAACGGGCATGGACATGCGGATTTTCCGGCGTGGGTCTGTCAGTGCGGGATTCCGGCGATTGTGAACCCCTACAGCTTCGATCAAGCGGCGATGGACCGCGACCAGCATCTGCTGACCCGCGAGAAGTTCTCGATTGCCTATCTCGGAAAACTCGGAGATTACGTGGGCCGCGTCTACAATTATCAGCGGGGAGATCGCCAGATCGGGCTGACCAGTCACCCCAAGCTGTGGCATACTACCACCACCCGTCCGAGCAAAGAGAATTTTCGCTTGCCGCACGACTGGCAGATCGAGATTGGCGCGGATACGGGGACCTATTGTGCCGCACTGGTCGTCGGGATTGCCCCGGAGGGGACTGCCTACGTGCTGGATGAGTTGACGAACTATCGCTACGTGGCGAATACCACGGAACTGGACGACGAAAGTTCCATGATTCGCTGGACCGATGACCTGAAACGCATGGCCGCACTCTGGAAAACGCGCCCGATGGCGTGGGTGGATGCCAATAGTCAGTTCAAGATGGAATGCCTCCACCACGGCGTCCACTTGATGGCGAATAAGCGCGGACGTGAGGTCCGCACCGAAGCGGCACGGCAGTATTTTCAGCATCAGAAGATTTACCTCGCCCCGTGGCTCTCGCTGCTGCCCTATGAGGTGGAAAATGCCCAGTGGCCGGATTCCACCAGTGCCGCAGGAAAATATGAGCGCCTGAAAGTCAACGATCATGTGCTGGACTGCCTCGAACACGTCCTCTCGCGGCATCCCCGCTCAAAGCCGCAGAAACAGGAACGCACCGTCCAGATGCCCTTCGGGAGTGTCCAGTGGATGGGATCACCCATTCGGAAGCGGGCGAAACGCCCCCCCGTCGATAGCCATTTAGGAGGCCAGTAGTGTCCGATGATCAGCGATTGCGCTTGCTTGAACAGAAGGTGACGTTTATTATGAAAACGCTCTCCCTGACCGCACAGAAGAACGGGAAAGCCGAGTCGCGGAGTCTCTTGCGGCTCTTTGAGGAGTTTGCCAAAGATGCTGGAGCAACTACGACAACGCTTAAAGACGTGGCTGAACGGGCCTTCGCAGGACCAGCCGATGCCCCTCAGTCTGCTCCAGGACCGGATGGATTTCCTGGAGAAGAGACTGAACCAATTGTCAGCCCCATTTAACGGACGCGGGGACGAGAGCGTCGTCTTTGACGCCCACGCTGATCAGCCCTTGGAAAATGTTCCCGATGCCCACTTAGGAGCGCAATAATGGCTGGACAGACAGCAGAAGACCGAGACACCAAAAAATTTCTTGAATCCCTCCAGCAATGGCTTGTTCATCAGCAAAGAGCAGGAAAACCCATGACCGAAGAGGACGCTCGTCGTCTAGAGCGAGTAGAACTCTCAGAAGTTGAGGCAGCGCGTCGGTTGCGGGAAGGTCTTGGTGCTGGTGCTGGTGCGGCAGGAGCGTTAGGTGCTGGTGCTGGAGCGTTAGGTAAAGGGCCTCTTCGACGCCGACAAAAACCGATAGATATGCGCTTTACCACCACTCAGCCTACCGTGAAGGGATTAGAAAAAGACTGGGATCGCCTTCCAGCCACGCCGAATCCGAGAGTGAGTCTCCGACGCAAGCAAAAACCCCTACGGGCCAGTCGTGATCTGTCGCATGTTCGACTAGGACCAAGAGAAAGCGGTAAAGGAGTTCGATAATGATGGTCATCAATTTTCCACCTGCCGTGCATAACGATCCACAGGGTCAAGCGTTAATGGCCCAACTCAAACAGAGCATCGAGGAGTCCATTCCGGGGGCCAGTGTCCAGATGCTTGACTATGGTGAGGAAGGTGGCGCTCCGCAGCCCCAACCCGGCGCAGGACTGGGTGGTCCTCCACGTCCCGGCGCACCACTCGGCAGACTGCCGGTGGGTGGCGCTCCACAGCCGCTCACAGGAGCCGGAGGACCACCGCCGCTGCCCGCGTCTCCATTAGGCGGAGGCATGACGCCCGGACCCCAGCGACCGCTGCCACGACGACCGATGCCCACGCAACGACGGACCCTCGGATAAGCAATGGCCGAGGACGCGAAAGACCTCACCGACTATACCGATGATTACAACCGGCTCCGCGCCCAGAAAGCGCGGAATGTCGGATCGGTCGAACTGCGGATTCTGACGAATCTCGCGTTCGTGTCTGGCGAACACTGGGTCGGATCGCAGAATCGGGTGCTGTTTACACGCAAACGCGACCCCAATAAGCTCTATCTGGTCTTTAATCTCGCCGCCCAGATGCTCTCCAAGATGATGGGGCGTCTGAGCAGCGTGGCTCCCGTCTTTCGCGCTCGTCCAGACAAGCAGGACCCGAAATCGGTCGGGAAAACCGAAGTCGTGAACCGACTCATCAAGGCGCTGGACGAGAAGCTCGATCAGCCTTCCCGGACGTGGGAAATCCTCTGGTGGATGGCGATTGGCGGCGTGGCCTTTGAATACGTTCCGTGGGTGAAGGATGCCACGATGGAACCGCTCCCGCAGTTCAATGAGGAAACCAATGAACTGATGTGGACCGATGTGCAGACGCAGGAGGTCATTCCCGAGTCTCAGCGCCAAGAGGCGATGATGCAGGGCGCACCGACCGAGCGATTTGTCGTCGTCGAGGAGATGGTGCTGGCCGGAGATATCGGCAGCGAAGTCCTTAGTCCCTTACAGGTCTTTGTGGACGCCTC